AAGTGTTTACAACCATAGGAGTTAAGACCGTTAGTTTAGACTCTACTGGTGGTAATGGACATTTAACTATTAGAGGAGTTAATGGTAATCTTTTTAGTGGGGTTATAGACAACGTATCTGTCAAAGAGATAGCGACATCATACCTAACACAAGCTGTTTCCCTTTCCGCTAAAACGTGGAAGATAATTTACAGCGTATCGGATTACATAGCGGGTTCGGTAAGTGCTACGGATTACGGGGCGGTAACTACGGCAAACGCAGTCGGGATAACTGAGTACGTACAAATTGGAGTAGCTTCTGATTTTCGCATGGTAAATATAGACGGATACTTTGAAGGGGCGGTAACTGATATTTCTGCTCAACTTGTAGACCCAAACGGATATTGGACACTTGGCACTGGTTGGACATTTGGCGATGACGTAGCTATCTCAGACGGTTCGGCAGGGTCTATAACTCAGTCAATCCTTAGCACGAATACTTCCTACAAGATTACAGTTAAAGTTACAGGCAATCCTACTTTATTAGTGTTTTCCTCAACTTCGTTTTATGGGGATGAGGCAACAAGGACATTAAAAAACGGAACACACACTTACTATCTACAAGCTAAAGCTGCGACTTTTTCAATAACAAACGAAGGTGGCGATGCGTGTACTATTACAAACATCTCTGTTCAGGAGGTAGTATTAAATAAAATCTTCCCAGAGCTCGCCCCTCCAGATATAGACGCTCCTTATATCGTGTACTCTGTAGTAAGTAACTCACCAAGTGAAACTAAGAATAACAATGGCGATATAGACACAGCTAGTATAGAAGTGTACGGCTTCCAGGATACATACAACAAAGCTGTTGATCTAGGAGTAAGTGTAAGAGCTGCTTTAGATAGAAAGACAGGAACGTACAACACGATAGAGATACAGAGCACTAACTACGTTAATGAACAAATGGATGTTAATGAAGCTCGTAAGCTTTGGGCTGCTATCCAGGACTACTCAATAAGAATTAAAAATCTATAAATGGAAAATCTAATTATAAATCATTGGCAAAGCATATTGTTTGCCTTATTAATAGCAGCGAGGGCTATCTTCTCACTCGTGCCGTCAGACAGTCAAGCGGTTAAAATATTCGGCTGGATTGATATTATGATAACTGCACTTGTCGGAGGAGACAGGCGTAAAAAGAAAAACAAAAAAACTAAATAAAATGGCTGAAACAACTGGAATAATTAACGGCTCAAATCTTAAGATAACATTAGGAGCTGAGGGAGGTACTTTAGTAATGGTAAACAATTTAACAGATTGCTCTATTAGTACTAACTTAGATATGAGAGATACTACAACGAAATCTAACGCGGGATATAAAGCTTTGCTTCCTGGTATGATTGAGGCAACTATGTCTTTTTCTGGGATGTTTGCTAACGATGCTGCAAACGGCTTGCATGAGCTCTTTGACTTTCAAAATACTAAAGCAAAGTTAGATATCAAACTTACTCAGATAGTAGGCTCAGGCTCAACTCCTAACGCTGACGATATGGAGTACGTAGCTAAGGGTTACATAACTGCTCTAGATCTTACAGGAGGCGTAGAGGATAATGCCTCATTCTCTTGTACTGTACAGCTAGTAGAGAGCATAGCATATAGCGTTATCTCGTAATGGATATATCACTCAATAATAAAAGCTATCCTGTTAAAGCTACGCTTAGAGCCTGGAGAAACTTTGAGAAAGCGACAGGAGTTAAGGTAGTTGAGGTGGACGCTTCAGATGTTACTCTAATCCCTGAGCTTATATACTACTTCGTAGTGGATGGCTGCGCGGCTCAAGGGATGGAGTTTAATTTGAGTGTAGATGAATGGCTAGGACTAATCGAGGTACAAGACTTACCTAAGTTAGTCAAAGTTATGGAGGAGGCTATGAGTAGCGACTCAACGGCTGACTCAAAAAAAAAGATAAAGGCGATCCCTTGACATGGAACAGGATAGAGGAGCTGGGGCTAGGCTTATTAGGTTTAGCTCCAGCAGCCCTTTATTCTTTAACATTCGAGGAGCTCGGCAACGCTGTGCGAGGTAAGAGACAAAGCGAAGAGATCAAGGAGCGCTCAGATTGGGAGCGTACTAGATGGCAGACAGCTCTACTCTTAAACGTACACACAAAGAAAGGGGCGAAGATCACCCCGAAAGATTTAGCTGTCTTCCCTTGGGAGAAAGCAGCACAAAAGAATAAGCCACAGCTAGACGGCAGAAGGATGCTCGAAAGCTTGGTAAAATATAGTAAGTAATGGCAAAGCTAGGAGATTTAGTAGTAAGGATAGGAGCAGATACAAGGGATCTAAATAAGAGCCTTGGTAGAGTACAGCGCAATATGCGCTCTATGACTTCTAACTTCACGGCTCTAGGTACTCAGATGACTAAAGCTATTACGCTACCTATTCTCGGAGTAGGGGCTATGGCTATCAAGAGCGCAGCAGACCTAGAGAAGATGGAGGTAAGCTTTATCTCTCTAACAGGAGGAGCAAAGCAAGCGGCTGACATGATGGAGCAGCTCAATGAGTTTACAGCTAATACACCTTTTCAGATAGAAGCGGTTGCTAATGCAGCTAGACAGCTCATAGCTACAGGTACAGACTTACCAGAGATAAATAATACCTTAGGATTTTTAGGAGATATAGCAGCAAGTACAGGCAATCAAATAGATGACATTGCAGCCATCTTCGCTAAGGTTAAAGCTAAGGGTAAGGTAGAGCTTGAAAGTCTCAACCAATTAATGGAGAGGGGTATACCTATAGCTGATGCTCTACGCTCTGCAAATAGCTCTCTAGGCTCTGAGTTAGGAGCTGGAGCTGTAAGCGTTAAAGAGTTCGAAGAAGCTCTAAGAGCTATGGCTTCAGAGGGAGGTATAGCTAATGGCTCAATGGAGAGACTATCTCAAACAGCTTCGGGCAAATTTAGCACAGCATTAGACGGCTTAAAACTTGCTGGAGCAGCTCTAGCTGAGGACTTGCTTCCTATAGTTAATTCAGTCCTAGACTCTGTAGTTAATTTAGCTAAAAAGTTTACAGCTTTAACTGACTCACAGAAACAAAACATATTAGTAGTAAGCGGTTTGCTCGCTGTAGTAGGTCCGTTGCTAGTAGCTATCCCTAAACTTATAGCTGGTGTTAATGGAGTTACAATGTCATGGCGGTTAATGACTGCTGCAATGATGGTCAATCCTTTAGTAGTAGCCGCAACAGCAATAGCAGCTTTATCAGTTGTATTCATCTCTCTTAAAGGAGATATTAAAGGTACTAGAAAAGAAACAGAAAACTTTATAAAGGGCTTAGATGACCTAGATGCAGCGGAGGCTAGGCTAGCTTTAAAGAGAAAGATAAGAGCTAAAGAGCAAGAGCTTAGAAGCGCAAATGCAAAGCTAGATATAAGCAAACAGCTACAGCTAACAGGAGATAAATTCGAAAGACAAGCAGCTAACAAAACTGTTGCTAGATACAACGATATAATAAAGCACTTAACTCAGTCAGTAGGAGATTTAAAGAGTGAGTTAATTAGTTTAAGTAACGCCCCAGGATTAAGCGAAGGCTTAAGCTCAGGAGGTCAAGGCGGTGGAGATATTAAAGAGACTACAAACGAAGTAGTAATATTTGCTAATGAAATAGACAGGCTCTTATTTAAACTAAGCCAAGCTCCAGGAGCTATATCTTTAACGAAAGAAGCAATTAAGGAAGTTAGCGATGTAGCTAACACAACAAGCCAAGCTTTTAATAATTTAGGAGATCAGATATCTAACGCTTTTGTTGATGCTATTTTCGAAGCTCAGAACTTTGGAGATGCTATGGTAGCAATAGGTAAGCAAATACTTAAGACTCTTTTGAGTGAAGCAATAGCTAATGCAATCTCTAACGCTTCGAGCTCTATGAATGTAGCTAACCAAGCTAGTGGAGGTCTTACTATTCCAGGCTTTATAGCTGCTGCTGTAGGTAGTGTAAAAGCTGCTTTCAGTAACATACCAGCACTAGCTGAGGGAGGGTTAGCTTTCGGACCTAGTCTTGTAGAGGTAGGTGAGTACTCAGGAGCTGGAGGCAATCCAGAGGTGATAGCTCCACTTAATAAGCTTAAGGATATGATAGGAGGAGGGAGTACTAATTTGTACGGTCGTATCTCAGGAGATGACATAGTGATAAGTAACTCACGAGCTGCGCGTGATAGAAATAGATACGTATAATGGCTATGATCTACGCAGTTAGCGAATTTACTGACGAGCAAGATACAGATTGGAAAGTTCAAATTGTAGATGCTCACTCAGTTTCTAGTGATTTGAACTATCCTTTTAATTTAGGACGTGACGGCTTTAGGATAAGCTATGGATATGACAACTTCGATAGGTCTAAGCCAATACTAGGGAGTAAGTTAATGATAACACTCTTCCATCCTGAAAACAACTCAGCTGCATTCGATGCGCTTTATACAGCTTTAGACACTACAGAGGAGGGAACTTATAGAATAGAGGTTTATAGGGATCCTGATGGAGATAACGAGGCGTGGTGGGTAGGCTCTATACTTCCTGAGCAAACTATAATACCTGATGAGTTCCCTCATGCAGCTGTGAGTATAACCGCTGTAGATGGGCTCGCTAATCTTAAGGGAATTAAGTACAACAATGACGGCACAGCCTACAGCGGAACGGATCTAATAACTACTCACTTATATAAGGCATTAAGCAAAGTACACGCTGCTAACTTTTGGGGTTCAAGTGATATATTACTACGCTTCTATGAAGACTTTATCTCAGCTCAGTATAAAGCCTGGATAGGAACAGCTCAAAACAAACAGCTATATAATGCTAAAATTGAGCACTCGACATTTTTAAACACTAACAGCGATGGAGTACACGAATACTACAGCGCTTTTGAAGTACTCGAATCTATAGCGTTATCACTAAACGCTAGTATTTTTATGGCTAAGGGTTCATTTTGGCTTGTGCCATTAGGAACTACTCAATCTCATGTACAGGATACTCTTGATATATGGAACCAGATAACAGGGAATGGTACAGTAA